AAGAAGACCTGAGCCCGTACATCCTGAGCATCGACAAGTCGAGCGGCCAAGCCCTCTCGCTTTACCGCAACTGGGAGGCCGAGGACAGCTATCGCAAGGAGCTGGACTGGATCGTCGAGTTCCCGTTTGTGCCGTGGCGCGGGGCTTACCCCATCGGCCTGACGCACATGATCGGCGGCCTGAGCGGTGCCGCGACAGGTGCCCTGCGCGCCCTGCTCGACAGCGCCCACATCCAGAACATACCCACGCTGCTGAAGCTGAAGGGCGGCCCCAACGGCCAGACCATCAACCTGCAGCCGACCGAGGTTGTCGAGATGGAGGGCGGCGCGCTGATCGACGACGTGCGCAAGCTTGCCATGCCGATGCCGTTCAACCCGCCGAGCCCGGTGCTGTTCCAGCTTCTGGGCTTCTTGGTGGATGCGGGCAAGGGCGTGGTGCAGACCTCGTTTGAGAAGCTGTCTGACCAGAACCCCAACCAGCCCGTCGGCACCACCATGGCGCTGATTGAGCAGGGCATGGTGGTGTTCAGCAGCATCCACTCGCGCCTGCACGGAGCCATGGCACGCTGCTTCAAAATCCTGCACCGCATCAACTCGGCATACCTGACCGAGGAAGACATTGAGGCGCAGGATTCCGGCCTTGAGATCGACCCGTCAGACTTCGACGGCCCGTCGGATGTCGTGCCGGTCAGCGATCCCGCGATCTTCAGCGAGACGCAGCGCTTCGCCCAGATTCAGGCCATCATGCAGCGGGCGGCCATGATGCCGCAGCTCTACGACCAGCGTAAGGTCGAGGAGATGTTCCTGCGCACCCTGAAGGTGCCGGGAGAGGAAGTCCTGCAGCCGCTGTTGACCGAGCAGGATATGGACCCGGTCAGCGAGAACGTGGCAGCTGCGATGGGCAGGCCGCTCTATGTGCTGCCGCGTCAGGATCACTTGGCCCACATCATGACGCACATGGCGTTCCTGAAGTCGCCGCTGCTTGGCGGCAACCCACCGATCATGCAGGCGTCGCTCTACGCAATGGCGCAGCACCTGAAGGATCACCTGCTGAACTACTACCTCGTTGAGTCGCACAATGCCGTGGACAAGGCAGAGCGTGAGGGTCTGATTGAGGCTGACGCCGAGCAGCAGGTCAAGCTGATCATTCAGGTCCAGCAACTGATTGAGCAGCAGCTTGGTGGGTTCGGTCAGGAACTTGCGACCATCACGCAGGCTGCCGAGCAGTTCAAGCCGCAGCCGCCGATGCCGCCGGACAACAGCATGCAGATCGCTCAGATGAACATGCAGATGAAGGGTCAGGAGATGCAGCAGCGCGCTGCGATTGACCAAGGCCGCATGCAGATTGAGTCGCAGAAAATGCAGATGGATCAGCAGCTTGAGGCTCAGAAGCTGGCCGCGCAGCAGCAGGCTCGCGCCGAGCAGATGCAGCTTGATATGTTCAAGCAGCAGCAGGAAAGCATGCGCACCGCAGAGGAGATCGCGTCTCGTGAGCGCATGAACACGGCTGACAACGACACCGCGAAACTGCTTGCCGCAGCCGAGATGGCGACGGGTGAGAAGGTCGCCGTGAGCACCGGCACAGGCATCAATCCCAACCCCTGATAGGAGAGCGCTATGAGCGACGACCCGAACAAGTCCAAAGAAGTCCAGATGAACAGCGCCTTGGTTAAGCAAAAGCACCGCATGGCTGCAGGCGAGAAGGTCGACGGGCAGTCCCTGCCCCCCGCGCCCAAGGTTGAGAAAAACCAAGCGTGAGCATTGAAGCTAAACTGTTAAACCGGCTCAAGGCAGAACAGCAGCAGTTTGCTGTTGACGCCTTGAGTCGGCCACAAGCTCGCGATGCCTTTGAGTACGGGTATCGTGTCGGCGTCGTTGCTGGATATGAGGCAGCGATCAACGTACTCTTAAAACTTCTTGATGAGGAGAAATACAGTGACAACGACCTCTGAGAGCGCAATGGCGGAGGCTTTCCCGGACGTTGATCCGGGCGTACAGCCTTTCGGTAGCCGCGTTCTGGTTCAAATCCGGACCCCCAAGACGATGACATCGGGCGGCCTTATCCTTCACAGCGAATCTCGCGACACTGAGAAGTGGAACACGCAGGTGGCGAAGGTCATCAGCACGGGCCCGCTGGCGTTCAAGAACCGCAACACCCAAGAGAGCTGGCCCGAGGGTCAGTGGTGCAAGCCGGGTGACTTCGTTCGCGTACCCAAATACGGCGGCGATCGGTGGGAAGTCCCCTTGGGTCGGCGCGGAACGAATGGCGACATGGAGTCCGCTATGTTCGTGATTTTCAACGACCTTGACATCATCGGGCAGGTTACCTCTGACCCGCTGGCGATCAAGGCATTCATCTGAAAGGAGATGAACGATGACTAGAGGTGAATACCGCGTAGGGATCAATTTCAACCCGTCTGCTGACAACATGGTCGACAGGATTAAGCGCACTGCGGCGAATTTCATCGACCTGATCGACGAGATTCCGTCCCTCGGGGCCGAGACTGAGGAGCAGCTTGTCTTGGCGGGAGAAGTCGCCCGTCTCAAGGCGCTTGCCCAAACCCACATTGAGGATGCCGCCATGTGGGCCGTGAAGGCCGCAACCAAGCAGGAGCCGAAGTGATGCCTGAAGCACTCCGCGAAGACGACGACAATGATGAAGACATCGTCATTGTCGAGGACGAGAGCCAACTCTCGCAGAACAATGAAGACGATGACGACGATCAGGATGACGAGCAGGTAGCTCGATCCGGCGACGATGACACCGAAGACGAGCGCGAGGCTATCCGCGAGCGCCGCCGTCAGGAAAAGCAGGAACGCAAGGTGCGCCGCGATGAGGCCATCAAGCGTGACAAGCTGGAGCTGGACTTCCTGCGCAAGCGCAATGACGACCTTGAGCGCCGCGTGTCGGCCCAAGAGCAGCGCACGCACAAGATGGACTTGAGCAGCTTTGACGCCGAGATTTCTCAGGCGTCCAAAGAGGCTGAAATGGCTGAGCGCGTCATCGCCAAGGCGGTGGCGGCGGGCAACGGCGAAGACGTCACGCAGGCCATGCGCTATCGCGATCAGGCTCTGGCCCGCATCCAGTTGCTGAACTCCCAGAAGAACCAGTTCGCGGCGCAGCGGCCCCAGCCGCAGCAGATCGACGACATCACGATGACCTATGCGAAAGAGTTCATCGCGGAAAACCCATGGTATGATGCTCAGGGCCGCGACGAAGACTCAGCCATTGTCATCGCGATTGACCAGTCGCTCTCCAAGGACGGCTACGATCCGCGCTCCGCAGACTACTGGGATGAGCTGCGCCGCCGTGCGGCACGCCGTTTGCCCGAGCGGTTCGACGCCCAGAAGCCTGCCAAGAGAGCCGCAGAAGACCGCAACGAGCCGCGCCGCGAGCCTCGTGGCGGCCCTGCGGTGGGATCGGGCAGAGAGCACGCCCCCGCCAGCACTCGCAAGGAGATTTACGTTTCCCCCGAGCGCAAGCAGGCTCTTATTGAGGCCGGAGTGTGGGATGACCCCGTACTGCGCTCAAAATACGTCAAGCGCTACGCCGAGTACGATCGGCAGAACCGCTCTTGACCGGGATTGTGTTTTTAGCCATCCCGACTTATAGTTCACTCAATCGCTGGAAGGAGCGAGTAGCATGACCGACGAACGACTAAAGAAATCCGCTGGAGAAGGCCGCGAAAACAGAGCGCTGCAGGACCGCGCTGTAACTGAAAATCGCGAGATTTCCGATGATGAGCGGGTTGAGATGTTCCGTCAGCAGTTTTTTCAGTCCTCTCTACCGGACTTGCCAAAAATCCCCGGCTGGCACATGTGCTGGCTGACGACCACCAACCCGCGTGACTCGATCCATATGCGTATGCGATTGGGTTATGAACCCGTGAAGCCGGAAGACATTCCCGGCTGGGACTATGCCACGCTGAAGACAGGCGATTGGGCAGGGTTCATCGGTGTGAACGAGATGCTCGCGTTCAAGCTGCCGATTTCTCTCTATGAGAAGTACATGCTTGAGGCGCACCATCACGCACCCCTGCGCGAAGAGGAGAAGCTCACCGACACGGCTGAGTTCTTGGAGCAGCAGGCACGCGCCTCAAAGTCGAAGCTGCAAGTTGGGGAAGGCAATATGGAGATGGGGCTCGACCGAGAGGCGATGTTCGACCTCTCATGACGCAACCCTTTGACCAATCAGGAGCTCACTATGTCTTCGACTAGCGCACCCTTTGGTTTTCGTCCGTCTTACCACAACAGTGGCCAGATGCGCCCGAAAGCCTACACGATCGCTAGCACCTATGCGGCCAACATCTTTTCGGGTGACCCCGTAAAGCTGACCGACAACGGTGTTATCCAGCTCGGCACCAGCGATGGTACTCGTTCCGGCACCACCGACGGCATCACGCTGCTCGGCATCTTTGCTGGCTGCCAGTACCTCGACGCCTCGGGCAAGCCGACCATCAGCCCCTTCTGGCCTTCGGGCGCCACCGGCACGGAAATCGTTGCTTGGGTGTACGATGACCCGGAAACGCTGTACGACGTTCAGTACACCAACCCCTCGGCAGGCACCACGGTGCAAACCGCTGTCGGCGAAGAGTGCGACTGGACCGTGGCTTCGCCGGGCGGCTCGACCCAGACGGGTCTGTCCACCACCCAACTCACCGCAATTCAGTCGACCTCTGGCCAGTTCCAGATCACTGGCTTTGCATACAACATCAACGACTCTTTGACTGATGCCTATGTCACGGTTACCGTTCGCCTGAACGAAGCCGCGTACAAGGCCGCTGTCAACAGCATCTAAGGAGGGCTTGAACCATGGCTACCCCTATGCGCAGTACTGACTTTCGGTCAGTAGTCGAGCCCATCCTTAACGAAGTGTTCGACGGCGTCTACAATCAGCGCGCCGACGAATGGAACATGGTGTTCCGTGAGCAGAAAGGCATTCCGCGCAACTACCATGAAGAGCCTGTGCTCTATGGTTTTGGCGCTGCGCCGGAACTGCCCGACGGTATGGCTGTGTCCTACCAGTCCGGCGGCGTGCTGTTCCTGCAGCGCTACCTCTACAAGGTCTACGGTCTGGCGTTCTCGCTGACCAAGGTTCTTGTCGAGGACGGCGATCACATTCGTATCGGTCAGACCTACGCCAAGCACTTGGCTCAGTCGCTGATCGAAACGAAGGAAACGCTGGGTGCCAACATCCTGAACCGCGCCTTCAACGCTGCCTATCCGGGCGGCGACGGTGTGGCTCTGGTGAGCTCCTCGCACCCGATCGTCAACGGCACCTTCAGCAACCAGCTGACCACTCCGGCTGCTCTCTCGCAGACCTCGCTGGAACAGCTGCTGATCCAGATTCGCAACGCTGTTGACAACAACGGCAAGCGTATCCGCCTGACGCCGAAGAAGATCGTGACGGGTCCGTCGAACGTCTTCCAAGCCGAAGTGCTGCTGAAGTCGGTTCTGCGCACCGGCACCGCCGACAACGACATCAACCCCGTCAAGTCGATGGGTCTGCTGTCTGACGGCCAAGCCAACCTCTCGCGTATCACCTCGACCACCGCATGGTGGATTCAGACTGATGCGCCGGAAGGCCTGAAGCTGCTGATGCGTCGCGGCCTTGAAAAGTCGATGGAAGGTGACTTCGAAACCGACTCCATGCGCTATAAGGCAACAGAACGCTATACGTTCGGGTGGACGGACCCCCGTGGCGTTTATGGAACGGCTGGCGTCTAATAAGTAGCTGAAAACAAACAGTTTTTGGCTTCTTGCAAAGTGGCCCTCCCGATACTAGGATACAATCCTAAACATCGGGAGGGCTTTTTCATGGAAGAAAAACACATTTCTTGCACTGTTTCTGGCTGCGATCGGCGGCATCATGCGAGGGGCTACTGCTTCTCTCACTACGCTCAGTTCAAGCGAGGATCGTCGCCTAGTGAGCCGATTAAAGCGCGCGTCATGCAGAAATTGCCTGAATGCGAAGAAAATGGATGTTCGGAGCCTGTTAAGGCCAAGGGCCTGTGTAGGATGCACTATCAGCGGTTACTTCGACACGGGCACACTCGTTATCGTGACAGAAAGAAGCCCGCCAAGTCATGCGATATTCCTGATTGCGACAATACCCTCTACGCTAAGGGCCTTTGCCACGCTCATTACATCAAGCAAAAGAAATGGGAATCTATGGGTGTAGATGCCCATCGCTATCAAGAAATGCTCCGCGAGCAAAACAATGTTTGCGCAATTTGCGGAAAACCTGAGAAGGCATCAGACAATGCATCTGGCAAAATCAAGGATTTGGCAATTGACCACTGCCACAAATCTAACGTTGTGCGCGCGCTGCTCTGCTCGAACTGCAATAGGGCTCTTGGCCTCTTCAATGACGACCCTGCGCTACTAGTCAAGGCTCAGGCTTATGTGCTAAAGTATTCCTAGTCTGGGACTACACCCAGCTTGTCAGACCGGCCCAGCGGACGATGCACAGACTGACAGGCGACTCGTGCAAAAGAGGAAATCACCATGGCTTCGACAACTTTCTCCGGCCCGGTAACTTCGACCAACGGCTTCATCGGCGCGGTCACCGGCAACATCACCGGCAACGTGA